ATCATCAAGAAAATCAATGATGAAAATGGTAAGTGGGTTCGGAAAAAGGTCAAATTGCCTTTGCGTCGGACTGAGACGGTATTGCTGGACCAGGCTCTTGATTATAACTCTACGAGTTATTCTCTACCTTGTTATCCAGTCAATTTCCCCTCAGAGTTTTTCCAAGCTCCCCCTTCTTGGACGGTTACGGAAGTCAATGAGACTTCTATATCGGCCTCGGGGAAGTTTAGATTTTACCGACCTGAATTTGATGTGACTTTACCGGACTATTCGTCCGCCTGGAATCAGGTTATGAGAGCCATCAAGATTTATGGCCTCGAAGTAAATCCATATCACATTTGGCAAGCTACTCCCTGGACGTGGCTCGTCGACTGGGTCACGAATATTGGATCTTATATCCAACGATTCAGTGACGATCTAGAAGACGAAGTTGCCGCGGCCTACTTCTTCATCACTGCCCGTTGTACTGTTGAGAGGATCTTTACCATAAAGTTACCTTTCTACAGTGGGCTTGAGACTCTTCAGTTTAAGAGACGTTTTGTCTCTCACCAAAGAGTCAGTGCTGATAGTCCATACGGTTTTAGCCTCTCTTGGGACAATTTAACTCCCAGGAGATTAGCTATTCTGGCTGCACTCGGGATAACTCGTAAGAATTATCACGGTCGCTAGGATATCCTCTAGTTCTATTCAACAGTTTGTTCTACTGGGAACAGAACGGACTAGTGAACTAGATTAACTCCCCACTAACTCTGGAGTAGTCAATCATGTTAACCGATCCACAATCTATCACCATCAGTGGTGTCGCGAAGTCTATGCCAAAGATTCTGGCGCAAGGATTAAAATCCGTGTACCAGTCCAATGACAAAGCTTACACTCTCACGATATCTCATCAAGAGAGTGGCAAAAAGGTACGAACCCTTGTTCGTTTCGATTTGCGCGCAGTGAAAGCCGATCCGCTGACTTCAGCGAATAATTGGGAGACACTCAGTTTTCAGACTGTTATCGATCGACCCTTAACGGGTTTCTCGGTAACGGACCTAACTGACCACATAACCGGGTTTAAAACCTGGTTTGATAACACCCTTGTTGGAAAACTATATGGGGAGGAATCGTGAAAACAATTTCTCCACTTACAGTACCATCTCCTACGCAAAAGGAGAAATTTAAGCGTGAGCTTAGATCTCTTCTTTCGGACCTTGGTCATGCAGGGATTCGTTTTGCTCTCGAGGAAGTGATCGCGAGATCACATCTTCTGGAACAAGATCATTCCGATGCTATCGATGCACTTAGTGCAAAGAAATGAACCTTGGTTGAGTTGAGTCCAACACTTTTATGGGTGTTTGGTGATTACCACACTCCCTCTTTATAGGGGGGGTGGGATTGTTGTTAACATGGCGTTGAAAGGCTACCTCCGATTAAGGAGGGTCTTTGAAAAGCGATGTTAATGTCTACTTAGAGGTCATGGAATGTGTCTATATAGACGCAACCATGAAGTGTTCCGCTGACGTCTTAGATTTACGTGACCTGGAAACAATCAGATCACGGGTCAAAAATGAAGGGATGTCGTTTCTAACGATAACCCTGCCTCAATTCGCCAAAGACTTCGAGAGAAGTCTTGAGAATGGAGGTATTGATCCAGCGTGTTTCCACGGTTTTCACCGCAGAAAACACGAAGCAATCCCTGAATTTCTTCAAGGTATGCTTAATCAAATTTTTGACCGTAAGACAGGAAAGGTGATTACGTATGAACCCCCAAATGGTGTTACGCCATCTGAAGGACTGGCTCCCTGTGATGTTCCTACTGTTGTTGAATCTGTACGGCAAATATGCCGACTTTTCAACAAAGTTGAACTCGACTGTACCCCAAAAAGGGTCCGGTCGGCACTTAGGAGCTTTTACGAAATCGAGCAAGATTTCAAAACGTTTTCCGTCCCGGACGATGAAACTGCCAAGTTTTTGGCTGTTTCTCGTTTGCTCTGGGGTAGCGCTTTTAGGGATTTTGTCCCTTCTAGTGCTATACCACAGCATGGGCCCGGGGCTACCGCTGACCGAATTTCTGGAAACCAGAAGTTCCTTTGGCGGCGTTGGCATGATCGCCTCGAGCATTACTTCCCTCTTGTTGACAACGGTTACCCTTTGGGTATACCGGAATCGGCTGAGGAGCTCGAAATTGTTACGATCATTCCAGAACAAGATGAACAACCTGTCAAGGTTATCACTGTTCCGAAAACGTTGAAATCTCCCCGTGTTATCGCCATCGAACCTGCGTGTATGCAATACGCGCAGCAAGGAATTCGGGACTATCTTTACGATAGAATCGAATCTTTCTGGATGACTGCAAAGCGAATTAATTTTCGCGATCAGACTATTAACCAGAAATTGGCTTTAACATCATCGAAGGACGGTCGATTAGCAACTATCGATCTCTCTGAAGCGAGTGATAGAGTACCTCTTGACCTTGCTATTAGAATGTTTGATGCGAATCCTGATTTAAAGGATTCAATTCTAGCATGTCGTTCGACGAGAGCGCAACTCCCTGATGGTCAAATAATTGACCCTCTCGGGAAATTTGCGTCAATGGGTAGTGCTCTTTGCTTTCCAGTGGAGGCGATGTATTTCTACACAGTATGTGTAGTCGCCCTTCTGGAAGCAAGTGGCCTTTCCTACACGCAGAGAAACTGTTTTAATGTTTCTCGTAGCGTGTACGTGTACGGAGACGATATTATCGTCCCCGCCACGAATGCGGACGCTGTTCTCGATCACCTACGTAAATACAACTGTAAGGTGAACACCGCTAAGACTTTCTATCGCGGAAGCTTTAGAGAATCGTGCGGTGTTGACGCTTTTGCTGGCTACGAGGTAACACCTACGTATGTGCGGCAACCGTGTCCTGAGGACAGGAGGCAACATCATTCGTTAATATCTTGGTGTGCGACGGCAAATCTCTTCTACCTGAAGGGATATTGGCGTACCACAACTCTCATGTTTTTGAAACTTGAGAAGATATTAGGGTCTTTACCCTATGTCCGAGAGACAGCGAGTGTGTTGGGCCGATACTCATTTCTTGGTTTCGAGAGTGGCGAAAGGTTTCAGTTTTCAACTGATCCCAAACGTCCTTCTTATCAACGCCTTGAAGTAAGGGGTTGGAAACCGAGTCCAGTTTATCGCTCTGATGAACTGGATGGGTGGTCAGCGCTTGCGAAGTGCCTATCAAAGATGGAGAAATCCACTCCTGATAGTCGTTTCACCAGCATGGCTGGTTCTACGGCCGATCTCTGCAAAGCTTTCTCTGCTAAGGCGTCCTTAGAGGACGTTCTTGTCAGCGATCGCCAGCATTTGGATCGATCTGCACTGCACGGCGCAGTCACACTTAAACGCCGTTGGGCCCCTGCACACTAGCAGGGGGATGGGATAATTCCCTGAG